GACCCCATCTTCGCCGACGGTACGTCGCTGACGAACGGTGCTGCCGTGGCCCAGGCGGTATTGACCAGACTTCGACTGTTCTTGGGTGAGTGGTGGGAAAATTTGAACCTGGGCTTGCCGGTGTTTCAGCAGATGCTGGGGCAACTCGGTAGTCAGCGCGGACTGCGGGCGATGCAACTGGCCATACAGCAGAACATCACCGGGTTCACGCCATATGTCACCGCGGTTACCAACGTCGAGGTTGGTTTCATCAACGGGCAATTGTCATACACGGCGAACGTGCAGACCATCTATGGCCCAGTCACGATAAGCAACGTTCCGGCGCTCGGCGCCGTCATCGCCAGTGTAAGCTGAGAAAGGCGGCTTGACCCAAAGTGTCCACACCTCCTTATGTGCCGCCCTTCGTAGGCCCGGCCGGGTTGACGGTCGCTAGTTACGCTAGCATATTCGCCGATAATCTGACTGCGTATCTCAACATCTATGGCCAGAATCAGTATGTGGCTCCAGACGCCGCAATTTACCAACTCTTGAGCATCCTGAGCCTTAAACAAGCTGATCAGAACAATGCCTTGCAGCTTGACTACAATCAAAGTTCGCCGTTCACGGCTGTAGGCGCCGGACTTGATCGCGTTGTGAAAATGAACGGCCTGGCCAGACTGCCGTTTACTTACTCCACGGCGCCTCTCACCTGCGTGGGCACAGCCGGGTTGCAGTTGGTGAACTGTTTCGCACAAGATCAGGTAGGAAATCTCTGGGCATTGCCATCGCCGACAACCATCGTAGGCGGCAGCGTGGTCGTTACCGCCACCTGCACCACGCCCGGAAACATTACGGCAGAACCGGGCACCATCAACATCATCGCAAGCCCCGTTAGCGGCCCATCCGGCACCTGGTCAAGCGTTACTAATGCCTCGGCAGCGGTGGCTGGTGACCCAGTGGAGCCAGATAGCAACCTTCGCGCGCGGCAAGCTATCAGTGTAGCGTTGCCAGCCTTGACACCGATCGCAGCTACGGTAGCTGCCGTGTTAGCTACGCCAGGTGTGACGCGCGTAGCACCTGGTTATCCCACGCCTGGTGGTCCTGGCAGTTCCATCGAAAATCCTACTGGTGCCGTAGATTACTGGACCAACCCAGCGCATTCCATTACCATCGTAGCTGAGGGTGGCACGGATGTCGCGGTGGCTCTGAGTATCTACCTTAAGAAGACCATCGGTTGCCTTACCAACGGCACCACGTCTTCACTGGTTACTGATCCGAATACCGGGTACCAAGAAACGATCAGCTTCTATCGACCGGGCTACGTTACGCCGTTCATCGGCATGTATCTGCATGGCCTCACCGGTTTTAGTACAGCAACCGTAACCGCGGTGCAGGCGGCGTTGGTGGCATACCTCAACTCGCTTGCTATAGGCGAGGAGGTGGTTTACTCTTCTCTCTACATCGCGGCCGGCAGCGTGATGCCCAACGATTCGCAGCCAGAGTTTAGCATTAAGGCCGTCACACTCAACACTACGGCTACCGGTCTCTTTACCGTAGTACCTGGAACATCTGCTGGCACCAGTTACGCGGTAAATGACGTGCTGACGGTGGCGGGCGGCGCGGGTGGTACCGTCACAGTCACGAGTGTTAACGGCTCTGGCGTGATCACGGGCATCAATCCACAGGTTACCAGTGCTGGTACCGGCTACGCGGTAGCCAGCGCCGTCGCCGTATCGGGCGGATCAGGAACCAGCGGCCACGTCAACATCACCGCCGTGCAACCGGCTGGAACGTCCGACCTGAGTTTGCTGTTCTACCAAGCTGCGCAAGGTGTGTCGGCAAACGTCGTAGTGGCGGCGGTGTAGCGATGCCGAATCCAGGATATGGAACAAGCGGCTACGGGCAGGGCAGCTACGGCAACGAGCCCATCGAGACCCTGCCCATCGGCTACTACCAGCAGCTGCTGACGAGTCAGTACCAGGCTCCGAGCAGCCCAAAGCTGAATGCGCTCCTCTACGTCTTGCTGAAGAAATTCGACGATGTCTCACAGTGCTTGGTAAACTTCGACACGGCCTTTGACCTTGACTCGGCTATTGGGCCGCAACTAGACGCACTGGGCGCTATCGCCGGTGCCTCGCGGACGGTAGGTTTTCAGCCATCTAACAGTGTCAGCCCGGTGCTGGATGACGACACCTACCGAATCTACATCAAGGCTAAGATCGCGCAGAATCAGTGGGATGGAACGATCACCAGTCTCTATTTCATTTGGAAGTACCTATTTCCGGCTGGCGGCATTATCATCGCCGACAATCAGAATATGACGGCGACTATCTTGCTCAGTGGTAGCTTCACCTCCATAATACAAGACCTCGTCACCAACGGCTACATCGTGCCGCGTCCCGAGGGCGTTGAGTATACGTACGCCTTCCCAAAGCTTCCGGCCTTTGGTTTCGATCTCAACAACGCATACGTCGCCGGCTTCGACGTAGGAAAGTGGGCGATCTAAATGGGCTCTACAAACTTCCTTCCGTTCAACCCGTCGCAAGCAAACCAGGAGAGCGATTCTGCGTACCTAGTAGATGCAACTCGAACTGGTGGCGCTGGCGTGGATGCCCTCTGGCCTAGTCCTTCTGCCAATAAGACGCTTTATCAAGTCGCTGGTGGTGTGTATGCCTTGATGCAGATGATGGCCAACAAGGGCTTCACGACACTAGACGCGAACTTAGCCACGCTCACCGCTGTGATGGCAAACCTGCTTACCACGGCCGACGTGCCTATCGGTTTGCAGAGTGTGCCGTGGACATCCACACCGGTGTTCAACGCCGCGAAGTACGGTGGTTTTCAAGTCACACTCTCTGGCGCCAGTACAGCTTTCACTATCAGCGGACAGACGCCGGGGCAACTCGTTGGACTTATCTGGGTGCAGGACGGCACCGGTGGCAGGACGGTTACATTTCCGGCGAACGTTAGAGGTGGCGCACAGCCCGACTCAGCGGCAGGCGCACTAAGTTGTCAACTGTTCAAAGCTGACGCCGCCGGTAACCTGGATGCCGTTGGTCCGGCAGTTTCTGTCAATGGTCTAACCGGGTTGGCCGTCAATGCGCTTACGCTGACCGTAGCTGGAGCGGCGCCGAGTGGCAAGGTGCTCACCGGCAATGGCACGAGCTACGTACCGGCTCCTGGCATCTCGGGCGTGACACCGAGCTTCGTTACTGGGTCGAGGGCCTTCGGCACGCAGTATCAGAATACCGACGCGACGCCACGAACGGTGAGCGTATACGGCAGTCTGAATTTGGGCGTCGGGCACAACGCCAGTGCGGTGGCGTACATCGGATCAGGCTCAGCATCCAATCCGGTGGCCGCCAATTCGGTCACCAACGGACCTGGTTACGCTGGTGTAACCTTCATTGTTCCGCCCGGTTGGTACTACGAGGTACAGACAGACGTGGGAACAGACACCAATCCACTGACCTTGGTGGCTTGGACAGAGTGGGGGTATTAAGACCGTGCCGAGCGAGACCACAACACCGAACATCGGCCTGCAGATCGCAGCCTTCGACCAAGCCAACTGGCAGGTTCCGACGAACTATAACTGGAACCGACTGGACCTGATCTTTGGCGGTGAGATAACGGTGCCGGCCCTGAGCGTGGGTGTGTTAACGGCCGGCAACGCCGGCAACTTCGTGCTGCCGCCATCCACGGCTGAGACACCGACCGGTGCGGTGCCGGGGACGGTCTACACGCTGAGCCACGTGCCGACACCAGCCGTCATGCTGCAGTTCACCGTCAATGGACTACTACTGCGCTACGGCGTAGACTACAGCGTGACTAGCAACCTGGTCACGCTTGCCACGCCAACGAACTTGGGGGACAATGTCTATGCGGCGTATTTTTACTCTGTTTAGTTTAGCACTGCCCCTGTTTACTGCGACGTTTGCTTATGGCCAAGCGTCGCAGGTTAACCCGGTGACGCAAGTTAATTGGTATCAAGCTACCGGCGCTGGTGTACCGTCGAGCGCGACATGCCCGTACGTCACTACTGGCACCACGGTGCTAAGCAGTCCTAATGTGGCGGTGGCTAGCGTGGCGGGCCTAGTGCCAGGGTTACTAGTAACTGGGACCGGCATACCATCCAGTACCACGGTAAGCGCGGTGAACACGGTATCGGTGCAAGTGACTCTGACGGCTAACGCTACAGCAGGCAACACCGGCGTCACGCTGGACTTCTACCCGCTAGGTCGTCCTTACACGGACACCACGCACAGCGCACAATATGTTTGCACGCCCACCGGTTGGGTTACCAGTACCTCGTCTGGCGTAACGCAGATCAACGGAACCGCTGGAGCCTTTACGTTTTCTGGTTCTGGCGTAAGTTGCACCACTACGACATGCACCTTCACTGGTGCTGGCAGCGGCATCGGCAGTATCGCTTGGACTGTCCCGGCATTCATGACGGCTACGCCGTCGACTCTTAGCGCCTCTGGCACGCAGGTTTTTAGCCTTAACAACCAGTTGGCAAACCAATTTCTCGCCGGCCCAGCTACAGGTTCAGCCACGGCCCCAGGATTTAGATACCTGGTAAATGCCGACGTGCCTGCAACCTTGACCGGGATCACCATTGACGGTGTAACGCCGACGACGATGGGTTACTTGGATGCTACATCGTCCATTCAGACGCAACTGAATGGCAAGCAAGGTACGATCGGCTACTCACCTGCCGCGACCGGCAGCTGCACGTCTGGGCAGTACGGTACCGGCACGACCACTAGTGGAATCACCTGTGCGGTGGTGCAGTACGCACAGCTTGGGGGTTCAGTTCCGACGTGGAATCAGAGTACTACCGGCACCGCGGCCAACGTGACGGCATCGAGCAACTCGACGTTGACAACGCTATCGGCGTTGTCGCTGCCATACTCGCAGTTGACCGGCGCGCCAGCTACATCAACGACCGTCAACGGGCAGACCTGCGCTCTAGGCGGAACCTGCACCATCACAGCGTCGGCCGGCACCATCAGTGTCGGGGTGACGAGCGTAGCCAGCGGCACGTCTGGTTACCTGCTTTCTAACAACGCCGGAACGCTGGGCAACCTGGCTATATCCGGTCTTTCCATCGCATACAGCCAGCTCACCGGCACGCCGGCCACGTCGACGACCGTCAACGGGCAGACCTGCGCCCTGGGCGGGACGTGCACGATCTCGGCATCGGCCGGGTCCATCACGGTAGGCACCACCACCATCGCAAGCGGCACCAATAATTACATACTCACCAATGCCTCTGGTACGCTGGCGAACGTTGCGGCCTCGAGCCTTACCGTCGGCAACATTAGCGCCTCTAGTAACTCGACGCTGAATACGTTGTCAGGTCTCTCACTGCCGTATAGCCAGCTTACCGGTACTCCGACCGTGCCGACGTCATCTAGCTGGCCTAACGCCGGATCGTGCTCTGGAAGTCAGTACGTAAACGGCTTGACAAACGGGTCTACGCCCACCTGCGCCACCGTAGCCTACTCTCAGCTCAGCGGTCCTCCGACGCTGGGAACCTGGGCGGCTCTGAACTACCCGGTGTGGTCAACGGGTACACCGTTCGTGACGATGACGGCCGCAGGAACCTTCGCCCTTAGCACCACGACGTACCTAACCGGTAATCAGACCATCACACTGGGCGGCATCCTGTCAGGATCTGGCTCCACGTCCATCACTGCCTCGGCCGCGGCAGGTTATTACATGCCGACGACGACGGATCAAAGCAACTGGAACGGCAAACAAGCGGCGCTGACTAACCCCGTCACCGGCCCAGGCGGCAGCAGTTCCACGGTGAACGACTTCGCATCTTGCGGCAATACCGGATGCACAACGATCTTAGATAGTGGCTACAAGGCATCATCATTCGTGACGTCGAGTGTTACGACTTTATCGAGCCTCACCACCGTAGCTGGTGGCGCATTCGGCTCCGCGGCGTTCACAGCATCAACGGCCTACGATGCTAGCGGCTCCGCAGCTACGGCTCAGTCTAACGCCCAAACTTACGCCAGTAATGCCAATAACCTTTCGAGTGGAACTGTGGCTTCCGGAAGGATCAGCGGCTCGTACACAGGGATCACGGGAGTTGGTACTCTAAGCACCGGAAGCATTCCATACTCACTGCTCACCGGCCCACCAACCATACCAACGTCGTCATCTTGGCCCGGCCCAGGCACGTGTACGTCAGGGCAGTATGTCGATGCCATCGCCAATGGTACCGCGCCAACTTGCGCCCAAGTCGCTTACTCACAGCTCAGCGGTTCACCTCCAGATGCGTGGCTACCAGAGAAGATTGTGCCGGCGAACTGCAACAATGGAACGGCCGGCAACGGACTTACGCTTCTCTCTGGTTATACAAACCCCACCGCGGTGTGTCGTACTGGTAGCAACG